TTGGCATAAATATCAGCGGCAGATTTGGCAACCAGCGTGGCTGATCCGTTAGGAATGACTGCTCGAAGCGTGACATCGGCTGTGACTTTTGCAGCTGTAAAAACATAGGGTGAAGCCGTGTAATCGGCGGTCACGGTATAAGTGGCATCGATGGAAGCGGCAATATTGTTGAGCTGCACGCTTTGACCTGTGACAAATCGATGCGGTCTGACTGTGTAGATGTAAAGGATATTATTTTCGATTTCATACTGCGCCACAGCTGAACAATGAGCAACCAGCATCGGCAGCACGACAGCTTCGGCGGTATTGATAATGTCATCGAGATAACTGTCAGGATACAGGGACACGCTCACGCCAAGCACGGTGCGCAAGTCTTGTGCGCTAACAATATTCGGCATGAGCGTTCCCTTCATTCAGCTCGATCAGCTACGGGAGCGCAGCTGATCGATGATTATTTGTCGGCTTAGGTGAAATTAAAGCGATTGCAACCAGCGCCTGTCTTGACGGCAAGTGCTCCGAATCCGTAATAGAGAACGGAAACTTGACCTGTTGCGATGACATTTGCGCGAAGAGTTGCGCGTGGGCTTTCATACCAAGTGTAAGCATCAGGATTAATGACATACATTGAGTTATCGCCTGATCCTGTCTTGTAAGCATCGACATAAAGATTAAGACCAGCAACATTTCCGACAAGTGATGTCGGTGTTACTGCTCCACCCGCGTTTTGCGGTGCAACTGCGTTATAAATTGGGCGTCCATTGTCTGAATAGCCCATGATATTTGCCCATTGATCGGGTGAGACGACCATATTACGAGCGAAGCCCTTTGTGGCTGTATAGACAGCGGCAGCAGCGCTTGAAACATATCCAAGCAAGCCATCTTTGTCATTTGCGCGAGCTGTTGCATTAAGCGCACCATTGTCGCGTAGCACATCGCTCGCATATTCTGTCGTCGCCTTTGAATACGCTTGCTCCATAGTTAAAAGCAACTCGTTCAAAAAGACAGGCGAACTGCGGTCTAGGAGCTCCACAGAAAATGTCTGAGAGCCGCTGAACTTTTTGACAGATACAGAAATGAATTCTGAATTCACATTGACATCTGCAACTGCGCCGCCTTCGGCTTCTTCGGTAACGCTAGGGAGCTGTGTGATTTTAGGGATTTCGAATGTAAGACCAGCGTCGGGCAATGTGCCACGGCTGAGCGCATCGATTGATCCGCGCACATTTGTTCCAAGCGGATTCCAGACTTCGGTGAGCTGGCGTGTTGGGAACATTGCAGGGTTGTTTGTGGCGTCGTCTGCGGCTTTAACATAAAGCTTCGCATCATCGTCGCCAAGTGCTGCACGAATTGAATTCTCAAGATACTTGACCTTTGTGAGCTCAATGCGTGGAGCTGTGTAAAACTTCGGCTGACTTGCAGCCGCGTTGAGAGACGCAGCAGCTTCCACCGTTTCGGCGGGTGCTGCCTGCTCTGTGACGGTGTTTTCCACTTCGTCTCCTTTTTCTTCGGTATTTCCAGAATCGATTGATTCGGAATCTTCTTCATCATCTTTCTTTTCTTCATCGTATGACGCAGCGACATCGCTCACGCGTGCAGAATCGATGGCTGGCTCTGAAACTAAACTGACTTCATCGAGCTGACCTGCTGATACAACCATCACGCCGTTTTTGTTATCCCACGCATCTACAGAAATTCCCACACTAAAACCGTCACGCAATTGCGTCTGTGCTTCTTCAAGCGCGTCAGAACCCGCGGTGGTATTTGCGATTTTGAATTTTGCATCAATGCCAACAGGCTTGCCGTTTTCGTAAGCTTCTTCCATCGAAATGACGCGTCCTATCGGTCTTGTTCTATCGTGCTCGAGCAAAAGTTTTACGCTCTTCGGCGCAATTGATCCAGCTTTGAACATTGTGCGACCTGCACTTGTATTTCCTTCTTCATTCCAAGTCACGATGCGACCGGAAATTATGCGGCGCTCGGAATCTGCCGCTGTCAATGAAATTGGGATTGATAGTTTCATCGAATCAAGTCCTCTTCTTCTCTGATCTCATCGATTGACATTGCGCCCATACGATTGAGAATTTCATACACTTCCGCGCGCTCTTTAGCTGATCCGCGCAAGTAATCGTCTAAGTCATAACGCACAGTTTGTCCCGCTGGCGTGTAATCAGGCATCGAAAGACGCGTCTCAATTGCACGCGCAAAATTTCTTAATGAAAAATCAAAAAGTGATTGCCGCGCAAGTGTGGCATTGCTGTATGTCATCGATGATCCGCTGTTAGCGTCTGCGTAATATGCTGGCAACCCGATTGCGCGGCAAAGCTCTGTCGCTACTTGTTCGCGCGCTTCATTAAGCTGCAACGATTTAGGATCATAGCCCACAGATTGCAATTCGATGTCGGCGTTCAAAAATGCCGTGCTGCGTGTGGCACGCGATGTTTTCCAGCTGTCCAAAAGTGAGCGAATACGATCAGCTGGAAGCGCCGTGCCCGATGATTTCAAAACCATTGTGGGATAAGGCTCTTGTGCGTAAATTGTCGCAGCTTTTTCTAACGCGAAAGCGGCTTTGATTGTGCGACCTGCGCGATTTAACAATCCTTCATCAATGCCGTTAAAGACGGCAAGTGATCCCACGCCAGCTGTCGGTACAGCCATTCCATCGACGCGGTATCCTGTGATTTCCGTGCCCATTGCATTTGTGATGATTTGCACGCGATCTGGCGAAATTCTTTGTGTATCTCGAATGCGACCTGTATCTGCATACAACTCCATAATTTGCAAATAGGCAACACCATAGAAAAGCAAATCCTCGACAATGAATGAGTAGGCAGAATAACCCGTCACGCGTTTGTCTGGCTGATTAATAATTTTCGGCGGATAAATTTCTTGCCCTGTTGAATCGTCAATAATGTGCAACGGAATCGATGCGATTGATGCACAAATTATGTTTCTAGCTCTTGCAATTGTCGGGACTGCCATTGCTTCATCGCGTGTCGCGGTGGCAGGTGTAAGCAAGTAGCTAGAAAGACTGTTCATCGTGTTAAGCGGAGCTAATGCAGCGGCGACATCGACCGTGCTCTCAGCTTTGGGCGTAGCCAAAACGGGCGCGGTGATGAAGAAATCGCGTAATGCCATGCGCAAATTCTCCCGTGCGCTTAAACACTAACCTACGAGAATGTCAATCTCTGTCGATGGGCGTGTCGCGAAATGAGTTACAAGAGCAGCAGCCACGCAAGCCGTCACGGTGCTCTGTGACGCGCGACGACCAATGACCCATCCCGTGTCGCCCATTCTTAAACGCGCAGCTGACAAAACCTGCGATGTCAGCTCAGCTTGATTGCCATGTCGAAGACGACGGCTAGTGATAGCGCCCAAAAGCTCGTCGCACGCTTGAGCGTAGATCGCCCCGTCGATGTCGGTGATGGAAATGCCTGCGGGTTGTAACCGCATTGCCGAAGCTGCTGCCGTGCGACGACTGAACGCCACAGTCTCAGTGGGAAATTTGCGGGCGTAAGTTGCCACATCATTTGCCACAGCTCGATCATCAAGTGCGACAGGATTTGTCCAAGTGTGAAGCAATCTCACGACAAAGCGATCCTCTGACAATTTTTGAGCACCGACGAGAGCTGCTGATCTGCGATCTGGCGAGAAATCCAATCCAAGCCATGTCGGTTGCGTAGGATCAAGCTGCAAATCATCTTCACCGCAATCATTCCACGCATCTTGTGGGATTGCGCTTGAAATTGTGGCAACCCACCTGCACAAAACTTCCGTGCGCACGACATCGGGCGGATCGTTGAGAACGGCGCGGATATTATCTTCATGGATCGTGTATCCCAGAGCTGGATTGGCAGCCCGCCAATTTTGCGGATCATTAATGTCGTCGGTTTCAGCAGACCATTCGAAATAACCGATGTCATCGGACGCGCCAGCAGAGGCAGCCATGCCACGCTCACGCAGCTGATTCAAAACAACAGAATGCTGATCTCCCGCATTCGACAAGCCAATCACCATCGGATTTTTGGAAGCCATCGCGGTGTATCGAAGCGATGCGAAGCTGTCCAAGTCTTTCATCTCGCGAAGCTCATCAAGGAAAATCGTCTCTGGTCGGCTGATTCCGCGGGCAGCTGCGCCGCCAGCTTTTACCATGTAGCGATTGCCATTGAGAAGCTCGATTTCCTCTGATCCGTGTGCCCACCTAATTCTTTTAACCTGAGATCGCAAATTGGCATTGCTGTCAATGATGGAAACCATGTGGCGGAATGTCTCAAGTGATGTCGTGAGCCTGTGAGCCGTGCCGATTTGTAGCGGCTCGTCCCAGACAAACAAACCCGTCAAAGCCCGAAGCATCTGGAATGTCGTCTTTCCTGACTGTCTCGCAACGACAACGCAGACGATTGGATGTGCCCATCTGCCGTCGGGCTTTACGCGGTGGCTCTCGATGGCGAGCCATTTCTGCCACGGCATCAGCTTGACGCCAATCTCAGCGGCGAAATCGATCATTTCTTGACCTTTTGATGGCATTGCAAGCGGCTTAGACGCGATTCTGGGCGTCGTAGAGCCTAAAAGCGTGCCCACAGCTGGATCAAAACCCGATTCGTCCCTGTTCGAGCCTGTAACGACCTTTAATTGGCTTTTTTGAGCCTTTTTAGCCTTAGTCATGACTGCGCGATTCGTTTTGCGGTGAAACTAAACCGCGGAGGGACATGGCGGTGGAACGATTCGCTAAAAAATCGACAGGCATTCGATCTTTCTTGCTGTAATTGCATCGACGACAGGCAGCGACCAGATTCTCGTCGTGATCCGTGCCGCCTTTAGCAACGGGCACAATGTGATCGATTGTGTCAGCTTCTAATCCGCACCAAAAGCACACACGACCATCGCGATTCAGAATGCGTTGCCTAATCTTCTTCCATTGCGTCGAATTGCTTTCACGCTGTGATTTGTATGTCATCAATACCACCCACGCTTTTTACTGTGCGCTAGTGCGCCTTCACATATCTTGCCATCATAACGATGCTTTATATAACGAATCGTTATATCTATTTGCTTGCGTGGGCTTTGCTTTCCATACCATTCAGATCGCATCTGCCCAAGTCCTGTGTGCGATCCATTGCGCACCCAATAACGCCAGCTTGATTCTCTTTGTATCAATTCAACAAAGCACACAAATTCATTCCAATTGTCAATCTTGTTGTGTGCATACAGCTTCAAGTTCATTGAATCATTGATCCAATGAACTTGATTTGCTGTTGCTTGATTTTGATAAGTAGTGCCCACAGACAGAGCCAGCAAAGCAAAGAGCTTCCCCAAACGCTTTGCCCGCCGCTGCGAGCTATACCGCGTCGCGGCTCGCTGCGAGCTGGCAGAGCGTAATGAGATGTCAAGTGTCGCGCAATAGTTACGCTTATTCATCGGCGTGTCGCACAGGTTGTGCATTCTCTGTGGATAACTCTTTTGCGTTTTCTAATAGCTCAATGCCGAATATTCCACAACCTGAACATTGCACAAATATCTTGTCAGGCGGCAGCCTTTCAGCTAGATCATTAAACGACAGGTGTACCTTCCACGCTTTACAGCTGCGACACTTTGCCCGATACAGCTTCGCCATATTTGCTCCTATAAAGGTTTTCGATAGGTTGAAGGTTATTTTGTCCGACCCACCAAGTCGGCTGTTTGTGATGCTTGTATCTGTCGCGTTTAGCAATGCTCACAGGAATCCAGCCCGCGATTCGATACTTCGGGCTTCGACCGACAACTAAGACCGCTACATCTGAGTTTCGATCTGAATCATAGATAATCAGCGATCCTTCATTGTAATGCGTCCACTTGACTTCGATTGCAGCTCCAACATCGGCTGTTTGTTTGAAACGGCTCATCGCTGGATCGAAGCCAATCATTCCGAAATACTGCGCGACTGCGATCTCAGCTCCGATGCTTTCGGTCAATTGTGCGATGTATTCAGGCATATTTAAGCCCGTGTCATATCGACTGACATGATTTGGGATCGCTTTAAGCTCCTTCACGCGCTTGAGCGCTACTTCCGAAGCTTTAATCTGCTGCGCATAATCAAGATTAATTCTCATTGTTGCGCGCCTTTCTTTCAGTAGGGCTAAGCAACGCATCGGGCACGGGCTCACGCTCTGATTTAGGATCAAGGTTTCTGCCGCGTTCGTTTAAGTAATCCTGATAATCATCAGGGCTTAACCAATCATCGCCGTCAGGCGTTTGACGCCACCAGATCATTTCGCATTGATCCGCCTTCCTTTTTTCCGGACATGCCCAGCCTAAATAGGGGCGACCCGTTTTGGCTGTGCCTGATTTCTTTAATCGATGACCGTGCTCGCATTTAGGCGGCTCGCTCATAATCTTTGCACCCAGAACTTGTTTTAGCTCTGAAATGCTCTGTGCAGCTGTCTTGACATTTTGTGGCTGGTAATGATCCACAGGCGCAGCTTGTAGCGTCTCCGCCTTTTCCATGTCTTGACGCGTAGGGCGAGCGCTTGATGGAGTGAGAGCACCAATCGCCCGCCCGTATGCCGATGTGACCGCGTTTTCGACCCAGAAATCGCGATTCACGCCGTGGCTTGCCCGAAACTCGAACGCGTAGTCGATAGCTGCGGGCATTTCGTTCGGATCATCGGTGCGAAAGGCGAGCGCCCGAACAAGTATCCGACCATTTTCAAAATCAATGTGATCGATGTGAGCTTCAAGCCTTCCTATCGGAAACTCAGCTCTAAAACGCCCAATGCGGGCATTAACATCTTCATAATTGGACAGATCAAAAGCCATCACTTGACCTGCCTTGCTGTGGCTCTGCCTTTGTAAAAGCCTTGCGTGTAACCGACTTCCTTGCCGTTGTTGAATCCTTTCGCATAACCAACCAACAGTGCGACAAATAGTCCTGCCAGCATAAACACGACCGAAATCGTCGTGTTAAGAAATACACCAATCGCTTCCATTTTTGCTCCCGTTGCCACAGCTACATTCGAGCTGTGCGCTGCAAAAGGGTGACAGGCTCAGCCGACAATTTCAACCACCTTGCGTGTTTTTCGGCGTGTCATCGTCTTTCTTACGCGATTTCAGTCCGTTACCTGCTAACACGCCACCGAGTGATCCTGTCAAAAAAATTGCAAGGGTTTTGAGCAAATCGATGAAAGCCGCATCATTGGGAGCTTGTGCTCCGATGGGCTGCGTGACAAATATCAGGGCATAAACCGTGCCGACCGTGACGCAAAAGAATGTCAGCGCCAAAGTTGCGCCAATTAAGAAAATCAGACGGGCGTGAATATCTTCAGGGCTTAGTTTTGTGCGCGTCGATTTCTTGTTGAGTAATTGTTGAGCCCAAAATGTCTCCCGTGCAAGTGCCCGTGACTTGGCATTCGGGTCTTTGACATTCACGCTTGCTCCAATTCTCCGCTTCCTGACATGGGTATCTCACCCAGCCGTCATAACCACACGATGTCAGGGCGATGGAAAGGACAACGCCCAGACACCGTGCAATCAGCTTATTTGCTGATTCCGAAGGCAGCATCGTTAGGATTTGCCCACCGCATCAAAACGGGAGCAAGTGCCGCGATGCCAGCCATTGACAGCTTTTTTGGATCGGTTTCGCCCGTTGCTAAATAAACGGCTAGTGCGCCTGCAATGAAGCTACGCGACCAGCTCGCCGCCAGAGCCTTGACTTTTACCATTTTTCTTTTTCGCTTTCTTCGGCTTTTGTGGAGCTTGTGCCGAATCGGGAATGACGACTTGTGGAAAGTCGCCGCTGTATGGCGCAAATCTTGGAATGCCAAAACCGACAACGGGTGATCCTTTGCCTAATTGACGCTCCTTAATCATCACCATTCCGCCGTTGCGCTGATCTCCCGTGCCAGATGTATTGCCTTCAACGCACACGATGGAATTCTCTTTGACATCGACAACAATTCCAATGTGAGAAATGCGATCGACGCCATCGTGCGGAAAGTCCATAAAAGCCAGCCAGCCCTTTTGTGGGACTTCCGACCAGCGATTTTGATCCTTAAATTTTTGTGCTCCAGCAGCCGTAGAAATGACATTTGGAATTTTGATGTTCGCTTTGGCACAACACCACATCACAAACGATCCACACCACGGCAAGCCGTCTGCCATTGTGTGCTTGCCGTATTTCGTTATATTGATAGGCTCTTCAATATAACCAACTTCGCTCAACGCGATTTCAATTAGGCGCGCAGGCGTTTGTTCAGGAAATGTCATGAGAGCAATAATTTCGCTTCATCTTCGGTTATGCCCAATTTATCTAATAAAGCTTTTTTTCTTGCTTCGATGGCAGCATATTGTTGAGTGGAATTTTGTTGCCTTTCAAGGAATGCTGCCGATTCATCGTCGGTCATGTCTCTCGTTATTGTTTCCCCAGATTCGCAATCGTAAATCGTAATTTTCATTATTTCACTCCATATACATAGACCGTGCCACTTGACCAATTGCCCGTATTGTTGTAAAAATCTAAACGATTAATAGCCGTTCCATACTGATTCCAAGCTCCCCAAGATCGACGATAACTTACAGTCGAAGAGCCCGAAATGGCATCATTTAAGTTCATTTTCCAATTGCTCGTCGAAGCATATTGCGGAATTCTGACGCGAATGATGCCGCGACTGTCCGTGTTTGGATTAAAATCAGTTAATTTCAAATCGGACAAGCTGAAAGATTGATTATCGGCATTGTCGTAAGTGTAATAATACTTTGCAGTTCCATCATTATTGTAAATCATCGCTGGAAAAGCATTATTAGTGGCCGGTCTTGCCGCAACTAAATACACCCACAATTCATTATAGGTTGCAGGTATGCTTTGAATGCTTACTGATGCTCCTGTTAATGTTGTTCCACCTGTGTTAATTAAGGTCATTCCGCCCGATGCGGGTGTTGCCCATTTCAATCCCGTTGCCGTGCTGGAATCTGCCGTCAAAACCGTGTCATTTGCGCCAACCGCCAACCTTGCCGCGGTATCGGCAGCACTTGCAGCAATCAAATCGCCTTTTGCGTCAAAAATTGTCGCAGGAATTCCCGTGGCGTCGCTCGCCCATACAAAATCCAAATCAGTATTTGAATTTTTTGCTAAAACTTGACCGGTCGTGCCGCCCTTAAGATCGACAAAGCTTGTGTCAATGCTATTGCCCAGCGTTCGCATTGCAGCTGCCCCATCTTTAACGAGATCGGTGTCGTCGGGCGTTTCCCACCCGAAATTTGTTGTATTTGCCATCGTTGCTCCTTACGCCACGATTGTGGCTTGTTCCCAAGTAAGTGTATTGGATAAAGTGTTCCATCTTTCGGTAACAGGCACGGAATTCCATCTAAAAGCTTGCAAGCTGAACGAAAGCGGCGAAACCGTCATCGTCAAGCGCAGATCGCTGACACTTGCCTGAAAAGTCCAGCCTTCAACGAATCCCTGAAATTCGCCGCCGTTCATATTGGCTGGCAGGTTTTGAAGATTGACAGGCATACCCATAAAAACACCCAAAAGGCTTGTGCGATCGGTTTCATCAATTTCGGGATTGCCTAGCGCAAATGAGACGCTGTCAAAAAAGGCTCTCGGATATGCTCTTAATGCAAGATAAAACGCCGCCTGACTTGTCGCATCGGCTTGATTTTTGAGCGTTGTTCGTATTGTCTGGGCAAGCTCCCCATATTCGGCAATGGACGCGGGATCGCTGTCGCTAACTTCCGAATTGCCGCTACTTGTGTATTGAAGGGTGATGCTGTTGCGCACATCGCCAGATCGCTTCTTTGTCGTTATATTGCCCGCCAGCGCGTGTCTAGCGTCAAGATCGACATAACCATTGGAGCTAAAATACTCGGTGCGGTGTGTGCTGTCGGCATAATTGATTAAGCCATTCGCTGATTCGTAAAGGTATCCAAGCCCAGATTGCGCCAGCTGAGCCGCTACCGTATAGACATCGGAATCGACAGCGTTCTGACTGTCAAGCGTGTAATCGCCCGCGTCAATCTCGCCCAGACCGTTGTTTTCGGCATTTGCCCATGTCGTTGTTGCATCGTAGCTGTTCCAAGTGTCGCCAGCTGCAACTAGATTCCAATTGGCAAAAAGTATGCCTTCAAGCACATCGCTGATTTGCTGACCGTCTGTTCCTTGTTGAATGTTGCCAATAAATACAGCTTTCGGGAGCCTAGCTAATGCGCCCAGAGCAGTGATGGATATTGTCTGACTGATCCCAATGCTGCCAGCCGATGAAACATTCACATTCATGTCTGTGATATTTCCGCCGAATAAAACGACCCATGTGCCAGCGTCATTCTTGACTTCGACGGTCAGACCATCATTGATGTCAAAATTGATGTTGCTTAAATCATTGTTTTTGACTTGAAGCCGACAATATCCCGCAATGGGCTGCTGATAAATATCCGTTCGACCCGATGAGATTGTCAAATTCGACAAAGTGAGATTTGTATATTCGACGCCTTGAATCTTTACGCGCCATTCAGGTGTCCAGACGCTCACGCGACCTGCGTATTCAATCTAAAGCCGCCAGCTCCGACCGTGCCGCGAGCATCAGATTCATTCATAATTGCCACAAGTTGTCTCGATACAGCTTCGGGATCAATTGCGCCATTGACCGTGATGTAAGTGTTTCCGACTTCTTCTGCCCTACGAAAGCGCGACAAGTCTTGTGTGATGGGCATTCCGCTTAAAGCAAAAGGAATGCCGCCTTGCACACGGCGTGCCAATTCAGCGTCAAGAGCTTCAAGAGTTGCTAGTGATTTAGCTTCGCGTTGCATTGCATCGGCAAGCTTGCCTGTTGCGTCAAGTAATAAAGCTGCCCAATCAGGCTCGTCAATTTTTGTGCCGTTACCTGTGCCGCCACCACCGCCACCGCCGCCACCACCACCGCCGCCGCCACCACCACCGCCGCCAACAACACCCGTCACGCCGCCCACATTTTGACCGCCAAAAGGCAATTGAACGCCATTGACGCCACTTGTGGCAGGTAAAACTGCCCCAATTTTTTGAATTTCTGGAATTTGATTTCTAAAAGTCACGCGAGCAAAAGCGTTGTATGCCTTGATTGGGATATTTAATAAATCAATAAATCCATTGACGGTGTCTTTGATATTGTCCAAAATAAATTTGACAACAGGCAAAAGCGTGTTGATTGCAAATTTAATCGATGTCACCGCGTTTTCAATTGCTTGCACTAATGCAGTTTTAAAAATTGGTATTAAATATCTATCAATCCACGCCCAGACTTCTTTCATCGTGTCCAAAATGCCTTTAAAATCTTCTTTTTTGTCTGAGATTGTTTTGCCTAAAGTAATAAACGCATCTTTGACAGCCGTGACGATTGGCTCAAAAAAGTTTTTGACATAATCCACAATGCTTGTAAATGACGAAACGATGCTGTCAGATTTTCCGGAAAGTGCATCGCTGAACTTTGTGAATAACGGCAGCACATTGTCGGTGATGAAAGTCAGCAATTTATCCAAGATTGGCAATAAAGCTGCGCCCACGGTTTCTTTTACTTCATCGAATGCAACGGCAATGCGATCAATACGCCCTTGATAGGTGTCAGCATTTGCGGCAGCTGCGCCACCGTATAAATCGGTGAGCTGTTGAACTGCGCCCGTATAACCCAAAGTTTTTGCATCGGCGGCGGAAATACCGACATTCAATTTCGCAAGTGCAGCGGTATTGCCTTCATAAGCTTTGCCCAGAGCGTTTGACACGGCTTCAAGCGGCTTGCCCGTCGCTGTCGAAATGTCCAATGCGAGACCAAGAAGCTTTTGCGCTTTTTCTGTGTCGCCTGTGGCAACTGCTAAACGCTGCAACGCAGGGCGCAATTTGTCATCTGCGACGCCCGTGGCGAGCGATGTCTTGAGAATCTGATCCTCGACAGCTTTGATTTGTGCGCTGGTCGCGCCCGTGGCTGTCTCTAAAGCTTTTGCAAGTTTGAGCTGCGCCTGTTCATCTTCAATTGCAGCTTTTACGCCATCAATTGCCAGCTTGCCAGCGTAAGCGACCGCAGCGGCAGCAGCTACGGCAAAAGCGGCGGCGGCTTTTTTACCGAACTCGCCTACCTTGCCCGCAAAACCTTCAACTTGATCCTCAGCGTCTTTCGATCCTTTTTTAAGACCATCAAGATCAGCATCAAATTGAATTTTTACTTTTGGGATTCCAGCCATTACGCACCGCCTTCCAGCTTGAGACGCCTAACAATATCCTTGACAATCTGCACATAAGCGTCAGCCACGGGCTTGATATTTTCATCGACTGTCGGATTAATCCAATAACCGCGTTTATTGCGTGGCTTAACAAAACGCGATGCACCCATACGACGACCAGCGCGATCTTGTGGCTGACCGCCGCTTCCATATTCGCTGCCCCACAATAAAGCGCCAGCAGCTGCAGCTTGACGATTTGTCACCCTGCCGCGGCTGTTGCGTTCGCCGCCGTATGGTCTGCCGACTTTCTTCGATCCACCCACATCGACACGGATCATGCGATCTCTAGGTGTGGCGATTGATCTGGCGACAAGAATTGCCTGCGGCGGTGCTGCTGAAAACGCAGCTGCGACAGTCAATGCCCGCGCCAATTCTTTTGACAATGGCTGCGCTTTATCGCGCAACTCTTGTGAAGCTTCTTTTGGCAAGAGCCGAAGCGTTGCGTATAAATCTTTGAGAGCAATGGGATCGACTTCGATGCGGATTTTACCGCGCTCTTTTGCCGCTGCCATCGCCCCTCTTTTCTAAAATCTCAAGTGCGGTCAAAATATCTTCCGCGGATTGCCATTCTGACATTGGAATGCCCGTGGCAATTGCCAGCTCGACTATTAATCGGCTGACTGATCCGCTTGCGTGGCTTTTGGGCTATCGTCACCGACTATGATCTCCGCAATCGTTTCGCACCAAGCATCGTAAGGCTTAATCGCCTTTGATGGCTCTTGACGCTTCATCGCGTGATACGCCAAAAACATCAAATCGCTAATCCCAATTTTTTCTTGAGCTTGACCGATTTTGAAACCTGTCTTGTGCTCCCACTTAGCCCACTCAGGCGGAGCTGCAATGTATGTCGCAACTTCGCCCGAGCTGTATTCAATTTGAATAGATAGCTTCATTTTGCTCCCGTTTCTCTATTTCCTAGCTGAACGATTCAGCAGGTGTGCCAATCACGGTGAAACTCATCGTGACTGTTTGTGCGTCTGGCGCTGTCCCACCGACCGACGGAAAGACAGGCAAAACTTGGAATGTAAATGTAGCACCCGAAGCCGCCGTCAAAACGGTGCTGATGCCTGTATTTGGCGCGGATTCGCATACGCCCCAAAGAATTTCACAGAGCGATCCTGATGCTCCCCAATCTGCAAGCATTTCGACATCAAAAGTCCATTGATCGTCGATTGCCTTGTATGCCCGACCATCGAGCGTCTGATAAGTCTCGATGATGTGCTCATTTGAGAGCACGGCGCTTGTTGTCTGGGCGTCGAAATTGTTTCCACCAATCGTGAAAGACACATCGCGCCCCGTGATGATATTTGTTGGCATGTCTGCTCCTAGTTTGTCTGCGTGTAATAGGTGGAAACGGGTATGTCTGCTGAAAGCAGGTTTGACGATCCGACCGAAACAATCGAAGGGACACTAATATCGCCGACGATGTAACCTGACGGAATAACCGCCAGAATGCTAATGATGAGTTTCTCTAAATTGTCCAATGACGCGCTGTTTGACATATATGCCACAGCTGCCGTGATTCGAAGATTGACCTGCACTTTGACGACACTTTGTTTAATTAAGTTGGGCTGCAAATAAGGATCGCTAGGTACTAGCGCACAAAACGGCGGAATGACCGCTTCTGGAACGGAATCATAAACATTGGCAGCCACGCCTGAAAGCGCCGATTGCAATGAATCGCGCACGGTGGTCTGGATTGATGTCGCTGGCATTATTGAGCCATCGTTTCGACATCTTGAAACGGCGCGAGAAGCGCGCTAACGCGAGCAAGTAGCTGTCGGCTCATGCGCCACGGCGACACCTGAAAATCGACGCCATCGATTGAATTTCCTGCTGCTGTTTTGGCTTGAAATATCTCTGAGCTTGTCATAATAATTGCATTTTCAACCGCATCATTGTTGGCATAAATATCAGCGGCAGATTTGGCAACCAGCGTGGCTGATCCGTTAGGAATGACTGCTCGAAGCGTGACA